AGAATCTGTTTCACCTTTACGACTTGTCATATTGAAAGTCTGCTCCATTTCTACAACAAAAGGAGTTTCTACATACTGATAATGGTTCCAATCTGATTCGCCATCCGCACCTCTTGTGCGTGAATCGGGCGTTGATACCCATTGTTTCTTTAATCGTAAACCCGATGATCTCGCACCCTCAAAAGAACCTGCGTTTGAAGCAGATATAATCTCTGTTCTTGCTATTCTTCTTGCTCTTGCAAATAGATTTCCGTTTAAGGGTTCTAATTCGGTAGTCCCGACAATAAGATCAACCGTTTCTTGTATGCTTAATCCTTCTTCAAGTGCAAACAGGATAATTCTATTAATCTGTTCTTCTGTATAAGCATTTATGCCAATTATTCTTTGATTTGCCCTTAATACATACCATAACATCCGCTCAAACCATTCTGGTTCTTGCTTTGTTTCCATGTAGGGCATCCGTTTCAATCCTGACCATGTAGTCCGAGCGAATGTATCCCCAACTTCTTCATATAACTCTTTGAAGGCTTTTTCTACCGGCGCCGGATTGATTGTCTTGCGTAAATCTGCGAATGTATAGGCTTCTCTAAAAGGTTCCAACTGCTCTTTTATAGCGTTAGTAAAGATTCTGGTGTATTTAGGTAAAAAGCCTTCTCTTCTGCGATCAAAGGCTTTCCAGTATTCAATATGATCGTCTTTTGCTATGTTAAACGCCTTGTCCTTCTCTCCTTCATAAAAGGCAATGCACATCGCCACCGCTTGATCTGGCTCTCTGCCCTCTGCAACTACTTCCGGAATACATCTATCCAAGAAGTCATCTCGGCTCTCTCCCGGTTTCGGGTTAGGCATTTTCGATCTCTTTTATTTTCTGTTCTGCCCATCGGCGCATTGAATCCCCACCCCAATAGGCGTACGAAATAGAACCGCAGACTGGATTGCCTTCTGTATCGGTAAACGAGCCTGTGTCGTATTCTTTGGCTCTGCTTAAAAAGGAAAAGGTTCTCTTTACCGTGTCGTAAGAAATGGACTCTCTGTTTGCTAATTGTTGCGCTCTGACTTTACCCACTTGCGTTGCGCAGTCATTCGGGTTTTCCTCTGTGAATTGTATCGCTGCTTTTGCTCTGTCGGAGGCTGACTTTGGGTAATCATTGAACGTCTGCTTTACTCCATACTCGGCAATCGACTTGTCCAAGTCTTCGGTATTCATTGAGCCTGTTGGAATAAGTCCGGCAGGAATAAAGTACTGGTCCATCACAGGGTCTGAATCGTAGCCCATTGCAACCCGTCTTTCGTTTCCTGTAAGCCACCAAGCGTCTTTGACCTGTTCCATGATTAACTTCATGTCGGCTTGTAAGGCAGGAACTGATTCCAAGTCATAATCCAGGTAATACGTTTTACCTGTCTTTTCATTGTACTTTGAAACGAGCCATCTATTGAACTCATCTCTCATGGTATCGAGTTCTGGTAATACCTTCTCCATGTATAAGGCTCTACGTGCCTCACGGACGTTATTATATACTTTATTGTCAGGGTCGTTTAACAGGGCAGAGTTTACATTGTAGATATTACACAAGTCCCGAAGGCTGAATTTCTGGCTTTCTAAAATGTTCAAATCAACTGGACTCATGCCGATCTGCTTCCAGTCCATCTTTGCACCTGCAATAATAATCCGACCCCTTTTACCCGGTCCGGCATATTTATTGTAGTATGAAGATTCAAGTTGAGAAGCCGTTTCTGCGGTCATGTGTTCCGGGTCAACTGACAGAATACCTTGTGCGCCGGAGTTCTTTAAAAGTGCGGCTTGTGCCGTGTAGGCATCGTTTGATTGCTGAACTACTCGGGTTGCGGCACGTAATGGTGATAGTCCGTATAGGTGCGCTCCGTCTGCTTCGTAATCTGGATTCCAGTATTTTAAGTGCAGAACCTCATCCTCGCTGAACTTGACTTTGCGTGAGCCGATCTCTAATGTATAACCCTTAACGATTGCCTGGTATCCCTTGTCTGCCACGATTCTTGTGTACTGCGAAGGCATCACCCACATCTCATTGACTAACCCTGCATTGGCTCCGTTCTCTAAAAGAACCCCGTGAATAAAAGAGTTTCCTGTGATGAGTTTAAAGCCAAGTGCGTTCTCAATAAACTCTCCCCATCCTTGTAAAGGGTTCGGTCTTTCCATCAATCGATACAACTGATTGTTCGGGTCGTGAACCTCCTCCATCGACTGCTCTTTCAAGCGCCATACCTTGTCTAATTGGTATTCTTTGGCTTCGCTCGGCAGTGACTTGTATTTTCTGAACTTCTTCTGGTCTTTGACTTCGTATAAAACCCAATCAATCCCCTTTGAAGCGTTTGTAATAAGATTAACAATCGAGTATAAGTCAGGGTTGAATAAATAACCCTTATGAACGTGTTCTTTTAGATTGTCATCTTGCAGAATAGGATAGTCGTTCCCCGTAAATTGTAAAAGACCTTGATATAAACGGTTCGCCTGTTTGGATTGCATTGCACTTGCGAGTGCCTGTGCATCACGTTGGATTCTGTTTACTAAATTACCCATCCGGTGTTATTTTTTAGCATTAATTCACTTAAAGCCCATACAAGCGCATCAATTCTGTCTGGTGATTCATTCTTGCCTGGATTCCATGTCGTCATCTGCAATTCTAACTCCGGCAACTTTTTGCCATGAAATACAAGACCTTGCTCATATAGGCTCACAATAGGTTCTGCCCTCGTTACTTTTCCTCTCGAAGCCCTTACTGCTTTGTAAGATACTGTTTTATCCACCTGTCGTAAAATTTGCTCTATCATATCCCCTCCGTTGTTTACCTCACCAATAACTCGGTCGGCTTTGTACTTCTGATAAAGACTCACGGCGATCTGCGCCCACTCATTCGGTGAGTAAGTTCCTGACCTATCCTCTAACACATAAGCCCTGTTTCCCTTCTTTCCTGCGACTACAATTCCCGTTTCGTCCGAGTTCTTATTTGACGTCACCGCAGGGTCTATTGCCACCACTATTCTATCGAGTTCCGGCGCCGGTTCTTGTCTGATTAAGTCCCAACTCCACAAGGCTTCGTCTGAATCTTCGTAATGCTCACCCAAGAAGTTCTTTCTGTACTTGTCTGGACGGTTCTCTCTTGTCCAGTCTGCCATCTTTAAGAACTGCTCGTTTAGATTCTCTTTGTTGTCTTGATAGGTGCTATAAATATGCGTTGTGTCCTGCGCTTCGGCAAAGAACCTCTTGTACTGCCAACTGTCCTTGTGTAAGGCGTTAGAAATCAAAATTACACGGTTCTGTGTCTTTTCCTCCCTAATGGATAGATCAATCGTATCGAAGGAGTCTTCGTCTGGGTGTTCTTCAAATTCCTCATATACCCAAGTCGTGATTCCTTGTAGCGACTTTAAGTTCGCAGTCTGATTCCCGCTCGATGTCTTGATACCACTAAATAGTATCTCAACTCCGCTCGTCTTATTGATGATTGAATCTCTGGTAATATGAAAGTCGTTTGTAAGCCCTCCCAGTTCCAACTTCTCAACGAACTCTGGAATAATCGACTTTGAAGCGGACGTGATGGTGTACCTGGTGAAGAGTATTTTGTTTCCAGGCTTATAGGATAGATAAGCAACAAAGAGAGCAACTGCGAAAGACTTACCCGAACCCCTGCCACCGTGAAGGTAGATGTATCGGGTTTTAGCGTCCTCTAATGTTTTGTACTTCGGCGATAAAGAGATTTCAATCTCATTCATCTTTCCACTTTATCCGGGTAATTACTTCGCTCTGTCCCGTGTTTTCAATCTCTTGTTTAGGCTGACCGTACGCTGAATCCATCAATGCCTTATAGGCTTGTGTATCTCCTTTGAGGGCTTTGCCAATTAAAGCGAGTGTCATCTTATCCTCAACACTCATTTCCTCAACCTCGCCGGTCATCGGGTTCTTGCCCTTGTCCATTGCTTCGAGCCATCTCTTAATGACGGTTGATCTGTTCTTTACTCCCTTCGGGCGTCCATTTGGGTTCATCGTTTCACCCTTTTCTGGTCGTGTCAAACTTCCGCCGTGAGGTTGCTTTTCCTGGTAAGCCATCCGATGTTATTCCGATGTTTTATATGGTTGACCGTTTCTCTTTATTTCAAGTGTCGGGTCTAATTTACGCATTCTGTCAATAATGACTTGACA